CCCACCTTTTTCGCAGTTGAACGAAAAAATCAAGAACAGGTGGAGGTGTTTCCAATTGTGTACGAGTCTCCAAACTACAAAAATCCACCACCATCCATGCGAAATGGAAAGATATCGATGCCAAATATGATAACTGAGCTTGTGGAAGACCGACAGAGAAATAAGATGCTCTGTGAGCTTGTAAAGAAAGCCTCAGCTGGTACAAGGCAACTCCTCGTCCTCAGTGATAGAAGATTTCATTGTGAATTCCTTCATCAATGTTTCCCTAAAACTTCAGGGCTCTACATGGGTGGAATGAAGGAAGCAGAACTCCAAGAATCTTCAAAAAAGAAGATCATTTTTGCGACGTTCTCCCAAGCTCATGAAGGTTTAGATATTCCTACGTTAGATACTGTTATTTTGGCTTCACCCAAGTCTGATATAACACAAAGCATTGGTCGTATTATGAGAGAAACGAAAGGTAAACAGAATGATCCACATATATATGATGTTCATGATCCATGGTCTATCTTTACAGCCATGTACTACAAGAGACTCAAAGTCTATAGACAGGGTGGATTCAATGTTCGTGGTAAAATCGCGGAAGAGCCGAAGAGTGACTTCCCTCAGGGAAAGTGTCTGTTTTTATAATCTGACTAATTAGTAAATGTCGGGTGCATTAATACAACTCGTTTCTAAAGGTGTTCAAGACGCCTACATTATAAGCGACGAAGGACATTCTTTTTTTCGTACGAAGTTTACACGTCATACGAATTTTTCTCAAGCCCCAAAATACATTAAGACTATTAATACCACTGATACGTCCATTACGATACCAGTTCTCGGTGATATTATAAACGGTATATGGTTAGAGTCAGCCAATAGAAATGCTGATATAGCTTCAAATCTTTTCTATAATTCCACAGTTTCCCTTTTTATCGGTGGACAAAAAATAGATTCTCAACATTATGACTATTTTTCCGATATATGGACGAACTATCTTGCGGACTCTTACACAAAGTCGCAAGAGTTGAATAACAAAACGTCTAGGTCATGCCATACCTTCTTACCCCTTCATTTCTTTTTCTGTGATCACAAAGCGTTTTTGCCTCTCATAGCCCTCCAGCACCATCAAGTTGAGATAAAGATAGACTTTGATGAAACGAATATAGCTGGTCTAGATGCATCTGAAAAAAGTGCTAAAGTCTATGGAAATTATATCTATCTAGACAAAGATGAGAGAGAAACGTTCACTAAAAGGCAGATGGATTTCATAGTAACTCAAGTTCAGGGTTTCAAAACGGAGTTACTCACTGTTACGAATAATAACACTGATATAGGTGGGCATAATAGAATTGATTTATCAACATTTAATCACCCCATAAAGTCCCTCTTTTGGGGATTTAATGCTTCAAGTGAAAATTTTGCGGATGATCGTTTCACTTTCCTTGAAGCTGATCTACAAATCAATGGCACGCATTTGTTTGAAAAAATGACTCCCGTCTACTTTCACACTATTCAAAATTACTACAAATCTTCTTATGGTCATTCAGACTTTATTCCAGAAACTGAAGTACTTTTCAACACTAGATATTTTGCGTATCACTTCTGTTTAAATGCATCAGAATATAACCCATCGGGTACATGTAATTTTTCGAGGATAGACAGTGCTGTCCTATCATTAAATGGTGTAGAAAAGGGAGTTCTTAGACCATCCGGTCAGGAACTTTTTGTGTATGCGGTCAACTATAACGTGTTAAGAATACGCAATGGGCTAGCTGGAATTTTATTCGGTAACTAATGTATAGATGGGCAGAACAGTACGTTTCGACCAGATTTTCGTAACAAGTCTAGACGCTGCACCACGAGAGACCGATGTTTTAAGTGGTCTCGCGAGTATTGATGCTGGTGAAATTACAGCAGATCAGATTGAAGTTGCGAATCTAACTATTACAAATCAAGTATTTGCACCGGTAGAAAGGACAGAATTTACGGGTCTCACGAATGTCTATCGTCTAACTGCCACCCAGGTTGGTGTGGGAACCGATAATCCAACTAACGAATTTCAGTTAGGTCAAGATAGCGTAATCATGAACCGAAATTTACAAGATATTGTCACCGTTCAGGGTAACACAGTTTCGACAAACTTGTTTGCGACCAGTACACTCAAGACGACAAATGATAAATTTTTCGCGGACGCTAATGCTTCAAATGTTTTGAAGATCACTGGTAACACTTTTTCTACAAATGCGGCTATAGGTACACACCTTTTGGTTGGTAACGAGGCTGCCAGTGATGGTTCTAATGTAGCCGTTTTTGAAAAGGGTAATGTTGTCGTCAGAGATGGGTTTTTGAGAGTATTTGGTGATGTTGATATTACCGGTAACTTAGCAATCACGGAAATTCCCGATTATACGAGTGTAAACAATCTTGTTGTATCAAATGCTGTTATCCTCATGGGTGATGGTAACAATGGAACGTATGATATGGCTGTACTTATGAGGGATGGTGCTACAGATTCGTCCAATGTATTTTTTGGATATACGCACAATGGTGATAAAATGAGGCTCGCTAGAACCTATGGTGGGCCAACAACGGCGACGTTTCATTCAATTTTAGATACTTCCAATACCGTAAATCTTCATGTGTATGGTGACGTATACACACAAAACAATGTGGGTATAGCAAACACATCACCAACACTTTCTCTCTCCATTGGTTCCAATGTTCATATAGATGATAAGGCTGCTACATCTAGTAATGTCTTGTATGCAAACGGATTTGGTTTCTTTGAAGGTTTACGAATTGGTGACAGTGGTCTAACTGTAGGTAGCCTAATTACATTAGATGCAGATGCCGCCATACCTATGGTTGTATCATCAACAATTCAATCCCAAGGTTTACAGACAACTGGAGTAGATGGGAATGGTAATGGTATACCATCTGGTATAGCAAATACAAACTCAACTGATACACTTTCTATAGGTGACAAAATCTTCATTAACACAGATGCGGCGAATCTGATTACAGTTGTTGGTAATACAGCTACTGGACGTCTTATTACTGAATCCATTCGTGTACAAGATTTCATTGAGGTCGAGGGTGAATCCGGTATTTCATCCGCGGCGAATGTAATTATTCACGGTGATATAACTGGTGAAGACTCTGTGTCAAATACAGTGAGTATTCGTGCGGGTCCTCTCACCTCAAATAGATCATCTATTGAAATTAATGGTGCAAAGGTTTCACCCAGTCACCAAACTATAGCTTTCAAAACGAAAAATACTGAACGAATGCGGGTTGCATCTGGTGGAAACATTGGGATCTCAAATGTAGAACCAGATGAACTTTTAACGATAGGTGGTAACCTGAAACTCATTGAAAGTAACACCGCTATATTCGGTAATGACGCAAACTTCTTGAAGATTTCTACAGATATCACAAATGATCAAACAAAGGTTCAAAATCTTGTGGGAAGTGGTAAAGGTCTCAACTTTTATGTGAGTAGTACGACCGATATGAGTACACCAAAATTCACAATTCTTGAGTCAAGTAATGTGGGTGTAAATACGATGAACCCCGAGGGTCTTTTACATACGAATGGTGGAACCGTATTTGTCAATGATCAAGTTACACACAGAGGTGGTGTAAGTCATTTGGATACACCCATGGTTGTTACAAATACAACTCCTATTGTGGGGACTTCGGACTTTAAGAATGTTCTTCAACTTTCACGTGAGGGTGGTACATCTAGTCAACATGCGGTTAGAGGTGTATTTACAATGGGTAAACACGCACTTACGGGAAGTGATGGTTCCGGAACTTCACGTTCCCAATTAAACTTATCATTAGCGAGTGACAATTACTCTACACAAGGACATGTTATGACATGGAGAAGTGATAAGCGTGTGGGTATAGGCACAACTCGGCCTACATCTCACCTTGAAATAATTACAACCGGTATAGGAAATGCAACAACTAATGGTATATTGGTGCACAGTGAACAGGTTAACAATTCTGCGGATGATGCAATTGTAGCTATGAGATCAGACACTTTAAGTTCAAATGCGTTTGCTTCGTTTATTCAAGCTGATGGTATTACTGGTAATCCCACTGGTTACTCTATGGGTGTAACTGCTTTAGGTGGTGATTTTAGACTTACCAAAAATCCAAGTGTAATTAATGATTCAACGAACACTCGTGTCTTCATTGATGGTGCGACAGGGAATATGGGCGTCGGCACCGATGCACCCCGTGATAAACTTGAAGTTAACGGTAATGTAGTTGTAGGAACTAAACTCTCATTTTCAGGTAGTATTACGGATGAATTTGGTAACGCATTCATACAAGATAGACTCTATGATGACATTCGTGGTAAGTCGGAACTTCTCATTTTTAAGGGTAATGACTCCAAGAATATTGCTGGACCGGATAGAATTCGTTCAGTTGCAGCCGAACACGTTTTCCAGATTTACGATGACGTTACTGGACTTACACAAGGTGAAATCGCGGGTGTTGTAGACGGAACAGGTTCTACAGCTGTGAGATCTCTTACATTGACAAATGATGGTGTATGTGCAATTGGTGAATTATCACAATCCGAGGTTGATAATTTAAATGCAACACTGGATCCTGGTACACGTCTGTTCGTAAAGGGTGGTCTTCAGTTCGCTCAAAATCAAAAGATTAAGTTTGGTAAACTTGATGCTTACACAGCTGTCGGAGCTTCAACTCTCAATATTATTGATAGTTTAGACAGTGTAGATATTTCATTCAGACAAAATGATGCTGAATACGCTCGCTTCAAAAATACTGGATTAATTGGATTTGGTACCGCTTCACCAGACACTAATGTACATATATACTCCGCTTTGACCACAGATGTGGATCTTCTTAAACTTGAGAGTCCTGCGAATTCTGGGACTAAAAAGGCGGGTATAAGTCTAATAACGGATGATCAAAAGGGTGGATATATAAGAGGTTTCAGTGACTCCACCCATTCCGTACATGGTACAGTGATAGGTGGAGTAAGTGGGGGAACTGAAGGAGATGGTATTCACATCATACACACATCAAACGTGGGTGTTGGCACTGTAAATCCCAGTGAGCATTTCACTGTGTATAACGGTACGGCTCGTTTAGAACATGCGACGAGCAATGCCATCTTAGAATTTAAGACAACTGGTGGTGTTTCTAATATTTACGGAGATCATACTGGTAATGTGTTTATTGATCCAGTGAGAAGTTTAGTAGTAAAGAGTGACACTGAAATTACCGGTGATCTTCAGATTGATGGTAAGATTGATTTAGGTAATCAAGTAGCTGTAGATTTAGGTGGTTCAGATGCAACTACAGCTTTACACGTTGGTGGTGGATTTATCTCAGGTTCAAATGAGGTTGGCTGTAAACGATACTCTAAAAGTTTTGTTCTAGATGCAACGGCTGGTAAAAACATTCGTTTGTATTTTGCTGATGGTGGTAGCCCTGAAAAGATGCCCGCCTTCTACGCAAAGATCGTTGCTATGCTGAGAAAAACTGATGGATCAGCTGTTCGTGATATGAGTACGATGGTACTGGAGATTCAAGGTGGTTCCCATGACGGAACAACGAATAATAGCTTAGATGATGAGATAACCGTAGGTACAAAGAATCTATTTGGTGGTGATTCAGATTTCCCATGGAATCCAAACATCACTGTGGGTAAAAGGGGTATAATATTGTCCCCTCTCAACACGGGTACAGGTAGAATCTACAAGTATGATATCCATGTAGAACTTATATCCTCCTCATTATCTGGTACACACACTGGAGGATTATTAAAGAATATCAAAAATAACTTCACAAGCCCAAGTACACAAGTTGATAACTTCGGTGCTGGTCAAAGTATTGCGACTTTCACATATTAAATCTACTACGAGGGAAGACCCCGCGGTAGAATCAACATTTACGCCCTGATGGCGTCGGATATAGCTAATGCGATAACTCCGGCAATGAAAGCTATCACGATGTAATTGAGTTCACTTTCTTCTAAGCCAACCTGAGTCTTCTCAGGCTTACCAACAGACTTCTGTTGGGGCTGCTTTTCTTTTGGAGGATCCAGTTCCTCCAAAGGATAGTAAGCTATCATTTATATATGTTTAGAGATTAATTTCCTTCTTAGCCTTCCTTCCCCTGGTACGCTTGGTCTTGGTTGCCGTCACATTGACTTCCTTGACCTCACCACCAGTGGAGTCACCTGATATAGAGATGATGTCAGAGATATCCTCTTCATCATCATCGGGTTGCTTCTCAGTGGCAGAAGAGATTGCTGTGGTGTTCATGGGAGGGGCTGGGGGCATCATAATACCACCCATTAGACTGGAAATATCAATCCCTGGCCCCTGCATCTGGTACTCACCTGTGCCCCCAACAGGGGCATCAGTGGCTGGTCCGTCAGTTTGGCGAGTCGTGTTCTGAACAGCGCTCATCATGTTTTTGACTAGATCAGGGTTCTGCTTGATTACATCGTTCATATTAGGCATTACCGATTTGAACATGGAGTTCGTAAGGTGAAACATCATAGCGGAACCACCAAGCATCATGATCAGCTTGATCTCGGGAGCAACCGAAATCTTGGACCTATACTTAACATATAGCTCTTCGAAGACTCCATCATAGTCATCGACATTCTCCATAACTGACTCCGACCAACCATCTAACTGAATCTCAAAGGGGTTGTAGCGCTTATTAAGGAATTCCAACCCAGTTACACAGGCCACGAGCATGCGTCGCGAGAATCGGATAGACTGTTCAACGTCTATGCTGTAGGTGATACGCTTCACTTCGGACCTCAGCTCTTCAACATTAGAGTAAGCATTCAGTCTCTTATTTACAGCGAAACCCTTTTTCTCCAGGCGTCCCAACTTATTGATCAGGTCAGCCTTCTCCTCATCAATTGAACCATATCCCTTGGTGGGCTTCTCATCCTCCTCTCCTGGACCCTGATTTCCATAATCATCAGCGTCGTCAAAAAAATTAGCCTCATCATCATCACCATAGTCAATCTCTTGATCTGGGGCTGAAGCATTCTGATTAGTTTGTTTGGTGGGGTTCACAAAGGCATCCATACTTTCCTGTTGTTGTGCCATAGGGGGTGGGTTGTACGCGGGTCTAGTGGGTCGTGGTACACGTTGAGGGCGGGGAGCGGAAATTTGAATCTCATCCATAATGGCCTGCTCATCGGCATCCAATTTCATAACACTGGTATTTCCTCGATCGATTACGATCTCTTCGTCCATCTACTCTCTATGTAGAAACTAAAAAAATTACCTTTAACGCAGTTTAAAAAATTTCTTAGTTCATTATAAATGTTCAAACTTAATCGTGTCAGCCGCAATGCTCTCACCATGATTGTTATTCTTCTACTGATCATCTCGGGTCTCGCGGCCTTCAAGACCAGTACCACCAGTGGGTACAAGCCCATCACCACCAAGACTGTCAGCGATGGTTCCATCTTTGATCTCCCAGTTGAACTCGAGTGCACCGCTGGCTCTGGTAAGAAGGGTAGCCCTTACGCCAAGGGTTTAACTCCAGGGGGTGTTTGTGGCGCCCAAAAGCTTGTCGCCGGTCAAGCTGGTGGCTACGAGATTGAGGACGGAATCGGTGGATCTTTAATCTAAGCTAATGATATATGGCGCTGATTACAACTCCTACTCAGTTGATTCCAGACCTTCAACACGAATATCATACCGTGACCATTGATACGATTGGACAAACTACTTCCAACGCTTTCACTTGTCATCTTCAGCAACCTCTCAAAAATGTTGTTCAGGCTAAACTTTTAGCTGCCAGAATTAATACCACCACAGCCACTAAACATTGCTACGTCTCCATTGAAGAACTTGATAGCATTTTCACTGAGCGTGCGTCTAACGAACCAAACGGTCAAGCTGCGACAAGTGTTGTTCGCAACTCCTTCGCAAGCATTGTTGGTGATGGTACCACAGCCTTTGTTTTCAAAGATAACTACCCTCTAGTCACTCAATATGTGAACCCCATTCGTAGTATTGATCGTTTCACAGTTACTATTCGTAACCAAGATGGTACCCCTATTGTACCATCCAGTCCCGCTAAGGACAATTTTTTAATAATTCGTTTCGTGTGTAAGAAATCCAACCTGTAATTTTCTCCTTTTATAGTAATATACCATGTCTCCAGGCATTGTTCAGTTGATGGCAGCAGGCGCTCAGGATAAATGGAT